GGGCCTTATTAAGCTCATCGGTCAGTGCCTTCATCTGTTCTTCGAGCGGAATGGCAGCAACTTGGGCCTTTAACGACTCCTGCTCCTCAAGAAGTCGGTTCTGCTCTTCCGCCTTATCAACCAGGTCTATCTGGGACTGAATCTGCGCCTGCAGCCACCAGTCACCCTTAGCCGCAACTAGTTGCTGTTGGAGGGCATTTTTCTTAAGTGAAAGTTCAAGGTCCCGCCTCTTATCTGCGGCCGTGTACGTAGCCATTAAAAGGTCGTACTGCTTTTGAAGCGGAGCAATTGCAGCATCATATGCGGTTCGGAGACGACTGGCCGTAAGTTGAAGTTTGGCCGTATTCAGGTCAAGAAGCGCAATTTTGTCATTCAGGCGCGTAATATTCGCCTGAACGTATTTTGCTGACGCCTCCATGGCCTTAAGAGATCCGGCAATTTTCGCCGGAATAGAGGTAATAGGCGTCAGGTCGGCAGACAGTGCTCCCTGTACCCAAGCGTCGATAACTGCTTTCCCGCCGGAATTGATTTTAGACAGGGGACCTTTTTTCGGGGGTGAATTGCCAATAAGGTAGTCAGAGACATAAGTGGCAATAGCGTTAACAACCGTGACAACGTACGTTCGGTATGCATTCCACATACCTTGCGCATATGCTACGATTGCGTTCCAGCCACCAGTTGACAAGTTCTTTATCAGCTGGTTCGTCAGAGACATGACCGAAGTTACAAAAGTTTGGACTGACTTAATCCACGTCACCGCCCCAGTGATAAGTGACCGTCCGAACGCAAGGATAGATGGGACGGCATTCTGAAGAATTATTACCAGTGCCCGGACAACAGTTGCTACTTTGTTAACAAAGTCGACTGCCCGTTGGTCCTGAACCAGCAACGAAAAGGCGTACACTACATTCCGAATAGCCTCAAAGGCTGGCTTAAGTGCCGTCCCTCCAAGATTGGACAACGTATCTTTAATGGTCGACATCGCCCCAGTAAAGGTCTTGGCCTGCGCTTCCATCATGCCGCCCATGTTGGAAGCTTCAATGCCCTTTACAAGGGCATCAATTGCCTTGTCAGCCGGGATAACCCCCTTACTGACCATGTCCTTAATAGCGGCTTCAGACTTTCCAAAGGCCTTACCCAGAATCTTGTAGACCGGAACACCCAACATTGCCAGGTCTCTAATGTCTCGACCTGAAACGTACCCCAGCTGCTTCATCTGCCCGAGGTTATAGATGACCCGGTTAATCATCTCGGACCCGGTTTTGCCCAAAGACGCCATCATATCTCCAACCGCAGTTAGAGTCGGAATGACGTCTTGAGCAGCGAACCCCATACCAATCATTGTATTGGCGGCTGTTTGGAGTCCTGGAAAGTCGAACGGAGTCGTGGCCGCAAACTTCTTAAGACGTTCAATAAAGGATATCGCCATTTCGGAACTTCCAAGAAGGGTAGTAAACCCAATCTCGGCCTGCTCCATCCGAGCATTATATCCGATAAGTGAGTCCTTTACGAAGTTCAACCCCTTTCCGAAGACCATCATACTTGCATTGGCAACAATCATCCCACCGGCAACGGCGCCCATTTGTGAGATGAAACTTTGGGACGTCTTAGTAGCCTGCGCCATTGACTGTTCATACTGCCGGGTATCACCCCTCAGTAGAATGTCAAAGGTCGCAAGTGTGGTCATTCAGTCCCCTTGTTTGTTCCGCCAAACCAAGTATTGATATCTATAACCTTACCCAGAAGGGCTTGGTTCAAAGCCTGGACATCCTCCTCAGGCGGTTCCAGAATTTCTTCGGTTCCAATTGACTCCCACAACCCAACCCAGTCGATAAGGAAGTCCTTGTATTCGTACGGCTCCGGACGTTTGTCCTCATTCCGGACAATGTTTGCAATAAAGGACGTCATACGAGCAAATAAAAGGTCGAGTCGTCGTTCCCCCCAAGGTTCGATTCCCTCTATTGCCCTCCACTCCTGAAACTCCCTAGAACTTACCGACCTTTGGACGTCTTTGACTGAGGAAGCGCCGAGGTGTCCTGCAAGTCGGAACCAAGCTCGACGCTCAGGTCGTTTCCCAATTCAACCGTTAAGTCACGAACATCATCTTCAGTGTACCCCGAAAGTCGGGATGCCACATTAAAGAGTCGTGTAAGGGCACCGGCGTTCTTCTCGCCAAGGGCACCAACTTGACTTGGCTCGAACAGGTGACGTCCATCAACGTCAACTGCCGTCGCAGCAATCAATTTGGCCCGAAAGTTGTTGAAGTTCACAGACCGGTTACCACCCTTTTCGGTAACCATGGCCGCCTCCAACCGGTCGCGTTCGACACCGGTTAGAGAACGAATGGTTACGATAGCGTGCCATTCCGGAACTTCAACATCCTCCGTCCTCGTATCATCCTGGGCTAAAATTTCCTCGGCCGTAAGCCTCTTAAAAGGTACCAAGTCTCCCATTTCCGTCGCCTCTCCCTACTTGTCCGTCTCTTACGCGATGGTCGGCTGACCCGAAATCTTCAACGTAATTGATGCCTTCTGGGTCCCTGCAACAGGGTTGGCCTGGCCGAACCCAACAACATATGCCAGGAAGTTCCACTGCTTAGCAGCAGTTGTCGGCATCAGCAACTGAAAGCCTCGAAGCTTCCGGTTAATCATTACGTACAGGACACCTGTAGACGCCTGCTCGTGCGTCGCGGCATTCGGGTCGTACAGAATGTCGAACGTTACGTTGCCCGAACGCTTGATCGTCGGAATGAACTCCTCGTACCCGCCCGCACTGGACTGGTTGGTTGTCTCTTCCGTGTCGATAGTAAATTCGGGTCCACTGATGTCGAGAACCTGAGCAATGGTCGTAAATGACCCACCACCGCCGTCTACTGAACCCATCTGAAGGAGCGTACCAAATGAACTGTATGCTGGCATTGCGGGGTCGCCTCCTCTTCCTTAAACTGTAACGAAGACGTTGCTTGGGAGCTGAATAACGCAGAACTTCACCAATGCGTTGCTTCCTACAACGTACACCATACCATCGGCCTGGTTCCAGCCCTTGGGGTCGAACGGTCCGAACATTGCAAACTCACCTGCCGCCAAACTGTAGGCTGTAACGTCACCTACACGACCCAGATAAGCCACAGACGAAATGGTCACCGTATAAGGCGACGCCCCAGAGTTGTAGGCAAGCAGAATCTCTCGACCCGTATTTGCCCAGCCCTCACCGTCCGTATAGGTCCCCGCTACCGCAAATACAATATCAGCCGTATCGGCAGTAATCGGAAGGGTCGGATACGACCCCTTTGGAACCGCAGGAGTAATAACAAGTCTAGCCACTGATGTGCTCCTTCAAGTCTACTCCCGGGTGCCGAAACGTCCCATGGTAAATAACCGCCAAGTCCCCATCAAGGGTTGCAAACTTGCAAAGCGGACAGTAGTAATTCGGAAGGTCAGACCAATCTGGTCCCCGAAATGACCTTGCAGGACTTGCCTCAGCCGCCGCGGCGGCTTCCGCTTCACGGACAAGGCGTTCCTGATACGGGGATGAATACGCAACGTCCATCGCGGGGACAGCTACAGTCGGTTCGGTTGTCAATGTTACGGGCCCTTCCTGCGTCGCAACGACCTTTTCTGGCACCTTTTACACCTCCCTAATAACCGATGCATTAAATCCAATCAGCACCCGGTCATTTGAATCGCGACCAAGAAGTGCCGGACTCGAACTTGGTCGCACCTCAATGTAACGGGCACCTGAAAGGGTTACATTGGTAATCTTTCCAAGAGCAACCCAAGCGGCCTGTACCATGGCCCGCACGGACTCATAATCCTTTCCGCGACCCATCACCTGAACCTGTGGGCGTTCTCGGACCGGACCTGTCGACTGCCCGTCGTTCTGGTACTCGGGCGCCATTCCCGGGTACTCGTGGAGGACGAGTACTTCATCAGGTTCCTCAGGTCGGAGCCCCGCAAACAGATTGTTGCCCTTTTTGGCGACGCCTTGAGCTTCAAGATAATTGGTCAATTCGGTCAAAAGCATCAGACGATCCCCTGTGCTCGCATATCTGCCATGACCCGCGTCTCGGACCTTCCGCTACCGACCTCTTCCCGAACCGGAGTTTCAAGGAATTTGGCCTGTCCAACGGCATGCCTCATGTTAAGGTCTTCGTGAATGCGAAGGGCGTACTCAAGGGCAGCTCCGCCGTAGGCCAACACATAAGTAACGCCGTGACTACTCACATCAAGGGGCCCTTCAACGCGTCCCGAAGCGCGGAGGTTCCCTGTATCAACCGGAGTCAACTGCTTCGCCATCGTCATCAGCCGTTCGGATTCTCGATACACTGAGCCGACTAATGCCACATCGGTCAGCTTAAGAAGCCAGTCCATCCGGTCAAAGAAATTGGTAGTGACCTTAAACGCAAATCCGCCGGCCATTAGGTATTCAACTTCGTAAAGTAGGCGCCATTCTCATCCTGGACGGACTCGATGGACATGATGACGGGGTGGCTTCCATCGGGCAGTGTAACCCGGGTAGTCGGAGGAATTCTAATTTGGGAGGCTAAGAAAATTTGGGTTCCACTAACCCGCTCTCTTCCATCCTGGTCACGGACCATTGACGTTGTCTGCTCAATTCGACACTGATAGTCAACAGCGGCGCCATAGGTAATTACCCCGTAAACATTTCGGGAGTCTGCGGGGAGCTCTAGGGCGACGGTGTCGGGCATCAGGAGACGAAGGTCGTAATCAATCATGCGTTAGCATCCACTTCAGGGAGACTAACGAAGTCATGTAACGTTCGGGTAAACGCCGGCTCAACCCGGTCGGTATCAGATGCTCGAGAATCCTTATCGGTCTGACTAATGCCACCTGCGTAAGCAAATGGAAGTGACGCTCCGGCATTTCGTGTTCGGGCCCAGAGCGCCGCCGCCAACTTTTCGTACTTGTCCTGTCGAGAGCCCGCTGAAAGACTTAAGCCTCCAACGGACTTATCAACTTGCCGGGCGTACTTGGCAGCGATAACTTCGGCGGTCCGAGCTGCTGTCCGAATCTCGTCATCGCCCTCCATGCCGAGCAGGAATTCAATCTCCTCATCGGAGACCTGCGGGTCAGCTTGAATGGTATCTTGAACGTAGAAACGGACAGCATCTATCGGACTGCTGTTAGGATCGCCGGTGTACGACCAGACCATTTGATTTACTTCCGGTACCCGTAAAGGACTGCAGCTGCCTTTGTGTTCCCCGTTCCAAAGGACGGTACATTCAAGGTAATTGCAGTATTAACCCCTGTGGCCGCTCGCGGCCTGGGAAAGAACACGTAGAGTGGGGTAATTGATACGCCCGCTCCTGCCGGAATAGGAACATGAAATGTCATTGTTCCCCCGGCAAGTCCGGTTAAAGTGACGTCAATGATGCTTGCACCCGTAGCCCCACCGCCGGTAAGGATGAACCCTTCAACGTAGTTCGTCTTTCCGGCAGTGGCGGCTAGGGTAGCATTGTTTGCCTGCGCGGCTCCGGAGGCAGTATTACTGACCTCCGAAGCCCCTTTGATGACGTCGGGCCCAGCACCCATGGCCTTACGCCTTTCCCTTTTTGACGGCGGCGGAGGGACCCGTCGGGGGCTCGGATCCCTCCTCAATGGCGACCGGTTCAGGAGTTACCTCCGGACCGTCGTCAACATTCGCCGCCGTAGAAACGGAAGAGTCTTCGCTGCCAGAAGGCTCTTCCGCGGATGTGGTCTCTTCCTCAGTTGCCTTCCTCTTCTTAGAGGGAATTTGAGCAGGCTCCGACGAGGGAGAGGACGTCTCGGCCTGCTCAGTGGACGTGTTACCAAACGGGACGGCCAGCCCCCGCCTAATAAGCTGAGCCGCATTTGACGGGTTAGTGATGAGGTCTCCGGGTACCCGGAGAACCCCATCAAGTGTAACCGCCTTGCGACTAGTTACAAGATACTGCATTGTTTGCCCCCTCGCTTACGCGACGGCGGATGTAAAGTACTGCCCGAGGTCGCTCGCTACCATCTTGATGTCGAAGGCCATCTCACCCTCAACCCGATCCGACTTCAGGGCGTCCATGCGGAACCGGGAAATCGTATTTGCAAACGAGCCGGCGCCGAGAAGTCCTGTCCAGCCGAAGATGTACCCCGCGGACGGAATCATCAGGCCAGGGTTCGGGGCTGCGTAGGCAAGGAGGATTCCCTTGCCGTACATAAAGGCCAGCGAGTCCGCAGCCCCTTCAAGGGCCGTGTTCTCAATGACCATTGGGACGAGATATTCGTCGACTTCAAACAAGGCCGCCAGGAGCTCATTCGTGACGATGCCACGCTGCGTGTACTTAATCCGGTCGATAACGTCCGGATGGTCGAGCAGGGAGTTGTGAACGTCCGGACCCACCACCATCTTATTGGGCTTGAGCCCTGTCTTGGAAGCCAAGGCCAGGCGGCGTGCTCGAATGACCTCAATGGGATTCGAGTTCGCGTCGTTGAACTGGAGGAACTGGTTGGCACCGGGTCCACCAGATACACCTGTCTGGTCCGTATTGCCCCAGAGCGAGGTGCCCCAGTACTTCTCCATGAACTTCTTTTCCCGAAGGATTAGAAGGTCACGGCTGACAATCTCGGTCGCGTCACGGTCCAGGTCCAGCATAGGACTGTCCTGGCGGGCGCGATCCTGGTCAGCAACGTCCTTGTGGACGGCATACACTCGGCAGCCATAGCTGTCGGTCGTGATCGTCCAGCTAGTCCCGACCGATTCAGTCGCGGGTGCCCGCTCCTGAGCCGCAGTGCGGAACCAGTTGCCCTTGTCGTACTTGTAGTACAGGTCCGCTTGCTTGCTAACTGGGACCTGCGGGAAGACCCGGTCAGCAATGAATTCGGACGCCGACTGCATGTAGGCGACCGAAATGTTCGTGAGAGGAGTGTTGACGTGCAGGTCACTCCCCGTCGGCTGTGCCACGTGTTATACCTCCGGTTTAGCTAAGTGACCTAAATGAGTGTGATGAGGAAGACGCCCGAACCTTCAATGAAGGTCGTGACCGCACTTGCCTCAATGCTGATAGTGTCCGTGTCCGTGAACGTGTTGGCGGCTGTAATGGCCGAGCTGGCAACTACCGCCCCAACGGCGTAGGTACCGGTCAAGGAAATAACACCGCCCGTAAGATTGGTTGTCCCAATCTCAAGGTTCATGGACGCTGCCTTTGCACCGGTCGAAACAGCCACAGTGACTGCCGCTGCAAACTTGATGATGGTGCCGGCGAAACCGGGCGTCCAGTTAGTAAGGAAGTCACCGTTCGCCAGCGTAGCGAAGTTGAACGGAACACTGACCACGGAACCCTTAGTTCCGGTAGCCGACTTGCCCGTGACTGCAAGGAGAACCGGGATCAACTCGCCGGCACCCTGTGCTGCAGTCAGTGCATAACCCGAAATGGAATCCGACCCGCCTACAGTGACCGCACGGCCAGTGGAGTCAGAAGTGATAGAGGCGCCGGCCGAAATGGCCCCGCCCGCAACGACTTTGGACACGCCGTCGAGCATAATCTCGGCAGCTTCACCGGAGGCGGGCTTGTTCTGAACGACACCAATGGAAGACGCGCCGGCAGTACCGACAATAACCTTACCGTTGGAATCAAGCTTCGCGAACCGGTACTGATTCGATGCAAAGCTGGCCGCAGTAATAAGCGTCAGCTTAAAGCCCGGAATCTCGTACGCCATGTTGTTTTCGACCTCCTCTACCGGTTCAGCGACTCGGCATACAGCCGAGCGCCGTCAGGCGTGTTGATGGCCTCTGAGAAGGCCTGTTCCTTCGTAAGTGCAGGCTTCGTCTTGCGAACTTCCTCTGCCATGGCCTCGATCCGGCGGACCGGTTCGCTGTTCGACGCACCCGACGCACTGGAGCCGAGTTCACTAAAGGCCTGTGAAGTCTTGACCTGCTCGGCGGCTGCCTTCTGGGTCTCGACGTAATCCGTGAACTCCTCCGACTCTTCACCGAAGGACTCGGCGAGGGTCAGCAGAATCTTGACCTGCTTATCAAGGCCACCGACGAACGGTGCACCTGCATCCCGATTTCGGACCACTTCGGTGAAGCGGTCAGTGCGCCGCTCGGTCTCGAGGACGCGTAGGGCAGTCTCAGCTCGGTCGCCCCGAGCCGTTTCGGCTGCAAGCTGCTCAGTGAACGACTGGGTCGCACGCTGAATCTCTTGCTCGACATACGCCTCAATGGCGGATGCCTGTCCCTCCGTAAACGTTTCGGTCATCTCGCTGAACTCCTCTTCCTCTTCGGCCTCGATATCGTCCTCTTCCTCCTCCTCCTCTTCGTCGGAATCCTCGACGTCGTCCGACGCCTCCTCTTCCTCTTCGGCTTCGGACTCGGACTCTTCTACTTCATCTTCTTCTTCAACGTCCTCGGACTCTTCGGCATCGCCGTTCTCGCCCGCGAACTGTTCGCGACCCACTATTTCGACTCCCCTTTCGCTGGCGACAAGTGCCCGAAGGACCTTGTCCTTAAAGAATGGTCGTGTCGTTAGGGCACCGCCCGCGACAACATCCAAATGTTCCTTTCCGGTAGCGGGGTCTTTCCACTGCCGAAACCACTCAGGACTGATGTAGCGGAACCTGTTTCCCTTCAACACCTCCTGGCCACGATCGGTCCACTCAACAAATGCATCCGCGGACCCATCTACATTCATACGCATGTCGGAAATCCATCCGACTGCACCTGACACCTTAAGGTCGTGTTCCAAGTCGAGCGGAATTCGCTCCTGGTAGACCTGACCCTTTACGGATTCAACCATCCGACTGTTGCGGGCGTTGTCAATTACAACGTCCCCAAATTTAGGATGTTCGTACTTTCCGGGTTTGGGGAGGAATGGTACCCACCCCGCCCCCGATACGTCGTGAAAGTACTCGGGGGCTTCAATGAAGATAGCCTCCGTCTCCACGAACGGTACGGGCTTCACAGCCTTCCGGATCTTGGTAGTTTTAGCCATCAACCAGCTCCCGGACCACGAGGGTCATAACCTTGGCCTCGCTGATATGCCACCTGACGCTTTCGGCCCATCGGGTTCCCAGATACTCCGACGTGGCTGCGAACCGAAGCCACCCGCCCACCGTTCGCAGCCTGTGCCAAACGAAGCTGTGCGGGAGAACCACGCTTGCGGGACTTAGCGAACCCGCGAACGTATGAAAGGACGCCCTTCTTGGATGTCCCCGTAGGGAGTGAACCACTCTTCTTGCCGAGGCGGGCAATACGAGCCACCGAAGCGCCAGACGGGTTAGACGCCGTAATTTTCTTCGACCGATTCAGTCGCCCGAGACCCCGTGTAGGTGCCGATGCCGGCTTGGCTGCCGCCGCAGGGCGCCCACGCCCACCGCCCTTCTTCTTAGCATTATAGGCCGCCATGTACGCCTTCTTATCGAAGAACTGCTGAAGGGTCAAACGGGGTTCGTTGTACCCTTCGCCGCCAGCTGGAAGGGCATCCACCATCCTGCGGGCGCTTCCGGCCTTCTGGGAGTACCCACCCTTCGGCCTGGCCTTAGCTGGGGACTTTCGGTAGTTCTTATTAGCCACTGCCGCCCGACGATTTCCAGTCGGTGAAGGTTTCCCGGCCTTAATGTTCGCAACCTTACGTTCGCGGTCAATCAATCGGCGTACCGGCTTGTTCCCCGCCTTACGTCGATTGGCAAATGCCTTACCAAGGGCGCCCCCAGCCTTAGCAGCGTCGGCCCTCTTAACCAACTTACGCTGTCCCCGCTTAGCGGCCCCTACGCTCGGAAGACTCCCGCCCCTAATCTTGGCGACAGCAGCCCCAATCTTTGCATCAAGGTGCGGACCCAGCGCCTTTGCATACGCTGCCTTATCAGCCGCCCGCTTATCTGCACGGGGCGTTGCTGATGGTTTACCACCCGCTGCCGGCTTAGCTGCCGCCGCAGGGCGCCCACGTCCACCGCCCTTTGTCTTGGCGTTGTACTGGGCCATATAGGCTTTCTTATCGAAGAACTGTTGCAGGGTCAAACGGGGTTCGTTGTACTCTGCCGACACAATTCCCTTCCTTACCATGCGTGCTTCACCCCGCAGTTGCGTTCGAATTCCCAGCTTCCGTCCGGCTGAGTTCTTGGCACGATAGTATTTCTTTGCCCCACGCGCCTCACCCTTACTGGCACGGTACGTAGTTCCATCTTCAGTTCGGTGCTTGAACCCCGACCCGCCACCCTTATGAGGTCGGGGAGCAAATTCTCCACCGGCCC